AAACTTGCGTTTTAAAGTTAGATGTAGTCTGCGAATGGCTGTTTCTTTTTTCTCTTGTGTCATAAATACTTTGTGTCTTTAGTTATGGTAAATAAGTCTTTGTTTACTGCTTTGATTCGTCTATGCAAGTTATTCTTTACGTACGATGTTTTGGAATTGACAAACATGTTAAGTAGTGCTAGACGTTCTTGTTGTAGATCCTCAAGCGGAAGTAACTTTCTTTTGTACATTGAGTTTAAGTAATTCGTTTTTTACGTGGTGGTAGTAAGCTTTCACGGAGTAAAATTCCCCGGTGCTTTCGAAGTCATTCAAGATGTCATTAGGTGCGTTGCTGATTGCTTCATCTACGCAAAGGATTGCGCAGTTAAGTGCTTTCACATGCACATCAACTAAGTTACCTTCTTGCTTTTCACCCTCGACTAAATCAAAATAGTTCGAGTACAGTTGCCATGCTTTGTCTTTTGCTTTCATTGTTTAGCTTATTGATTAGTTCAATTACTTGTTCTTTGTTGTAATAGTGCTGCATCGAATTGCGCACATGGTCTTTGAGTTGATCAATGGTCATTGCTTTCATTAGTAGTCGCCTTTGAAGTGATTAAAAAAGTATGCGGGAATTTCGTTGTGCTTAAGCTTCATGCTTACTGCCTTACCACCTGTTGCATTGATTTGATTAGCTACATCGTCCATGCTCTTGTTTGTGCCGCCCCAATTGGATTGATTGTAGAACATGTACGTGTTAGTGGTGTATGCAGTTTTTGCATAATCCATCCGGGTAGACGGGTCAAGCAGTACTACCATTGCGTAATCCTGCGAGTAATTACGTAGCACATCCAAACCTCCTGCGCTGAATCCGATTAGTGCAGTTGTCTTCGGGTGTACGTTTGCAATACTGGATAGCTTTGTACCGTATGGTGCTATGTGTATTTCATAGCGTGACCACATCCATTCAGGTATCTGTTTTTCCATCCATGCCGGGGTAGCATAGTGCATGCCCCCCCAAATGATTAGTGTGCAAAGTGCGTTCATGGTTACTTGTATGTTTCGTTGTAGTAACATGTTGCAGCTCGGTTGTTCCATTTAGGAATAGTACTTTGTTCATCTGTGCGACCTTCTCGGTAAGCCTGCAGAATTTGTTCCCGTTCCTGCTCTAAGCATTCAGTCATTTCTTGCATGAACTGCCTACCTCGTTGGGTGTGTTCATCAAACAATGAGTTAGCATAGCGTTGCGTTATTCTCATTGCTATTTGGAGTGCGGTTTCTTTACTCATAGTGCTAAGGTATTAAGGTATTCACGCCACATAGGTACACGCTCCTGAAGCTTTGCGATTGCTGCTTCATCAAACTCCACAACCTTTTCGTGGATGCGTTCTTGCACTGGTATATCGTACGTCCATTCACTCAAGTCTGTTTCAAGGTTAGCACTTGGATTTTCATTCAAGTAAGTAGGCATATCGTATATCATATTCTTTTCAATGCGCTGCGCTTTCTTGATAAACTCAGGGTTGCTCTGTGGATCAATAAGATTCATGCGTAATGATAGGCGGTACTTTTCAGTATCTATCATTTGGCTAGGAGCGTTAACAAGCACAAAGCAAAACGTAGCCTTAGGCGCACCTGTCAACCAACAGTATGCTTGTCCCTGCCAGTAGTAGTCTTTGCTTATATCATTCATCTTCGCATCCATAAAAGTGTGGATGTCCCATGATGATTTAATATCCGGCACATTCACCACTACGCCACCATCTTTGATAAGCAAATCAGGCGTACCTGTGATGTACTCATTCTTGAAATTGATTTCGTTTTTGAATACGATTGCGCCACGTTCCCTGCGCCACATGTCTATCGCATCATTTTCAACCGCTACACCTTTTTCAATATACTTGTTACTTATCTCTTTGTAACGCTTATACTTTTGTTGGATGTATATTTCGAGTAGTGCGCTCTTACAGGTTTCACTAAGTCCTGTCTTAGTACGTGCATCGGTCATTAGCTTACCAAGCTGCGATGCTCTGAATAAAGTTTGTTCCATTGTGTTTTGTTTTTGTTTTTGACAAGTTCGGAAATTCCGAACAACTTGATTGATGCTGCTAAGATATTACAACAATCCGCTAAGTTCTTGCTTTTTAACATTTACTAACGGTTCAATCTGTGCGTAGAATTCTTGTGGGCATGCTTGCAAGATGATGTCACAATCATCAAGGCTTTGCGCTTTCTCGATTAACTCAAGCATGTACTGCACATCTTTGTTTGATGCGTTAAGGCTACCCTTTAACTTGAATGGCTTGTACATATCCACGTTGTTTCGGTTAAGGTCACGGCCTAACAACTTGCCAAATGACAACGCAGCGTTTTTAAGGCACTCTGTTTTGAGTTTAGGAAACGCAAGGTCTAAGGCGTTCGGCTTTTTATTATCCGCGTTTAATGCCCATCTATTGCGCTGTATTGGGTCTGCTGCTATCGCGCTGGGTACTTTGTCAACCATGATGACGATGGATGCTGCACCTGTGCGACGTAACTCATACCCGGTAATCGGATGAATCACTACAAGGTCAAGACTACCTACCACCTCGTTAGCCATACGCTCCCATTTGAAATTCTCTGTTCTCCAATGTCCGAAGAACATTTCGTCTAGGGTAGTTTCTACGTGTGATACTACGAGGGTCTTTGCCTTACCATCGGGGGTTTTTTCAATTCCGAGTTCATCGGGTTTGGCGTTAAGCATCTGCTGAAACTTCTGCAACGCTTCTAAATTGTCTTTGTGGAATGAGTTCATGTTATTTGATTTTGATTTTAATACTTGGCTAAACAATCATTTAGTTCTTGGCAGTAGCTAAGGATTGCAAAGATTACGATAATGGCTACAACGTAGCGGAGAATGGTAGATGCTGTTTTCATATTGTAAGAATTATTGTTATTGATAGCGCGAAGATAGTGCAACTACTTACACTTACCCTGTTAAAAATTGTTAAAATTGTAACAGGTTGTAACAGGTTGTAACATGTTACAGATTGTTACAATCGGTTACAGATTGTAACCACCTTGACTATACCTATAAGGGTATAAATGCAACACAATTACCCTCGTTTATACCTTCAAGGGTACACTAAGCCCACGAATAGCTGCCGTAATTCGGGAATAGTTCGAAGTACATACGCATCATTATTGCATCAGCGTAGTCAGGTGACTTACCGTGCATGCGTGCAATTTCCTCTTTGCTTATCACGGCGAGTTTGCCATCGGCTTCAGGTTGTCTTCTACGAATCATGTCCAGTTCCTGCACTATCACATCCCGGAACTGATTTACTTTAAAGATTATTTTGTTCTGCTCGATTAATTCTGCAAGCTTGAAATAGCATTCTGCCTTTTGGTTAGTGTATCTATCCGCTTGCTTAGCACGTCCACCATTCAAGAAGCCGCGACACTTTAAGCTATCCACTACACCCCCACCTACTCCATCTTCATCACAGATCACATTGCTTAGTTTGATGCTGTGCCTATCGCATAGTTGACGAATGGTGCTAACTACGGTAGTAATTGGTTGCTTACGCAGCTCGTGTATCTCCATCAAATGCAAACCTTGCCACACGCATATCACGCTTCTATCTTTTCCTAGTCGTGCAATATCCGCACTGATGTACTTTTCACCTTTGCTTTCTTCATCCCGGAAGCAGCGAACCAAATCATCATATTGATAAAGATTGTCTACGCTTTCATCATATTCCCAATCACCGTGTAACAGCCTTCGCCTATCTATTTCGGGTAAACGTTCTAGTGTTTCAATGTAGCTTTCAGGTAGGTGTGGGTTGTCAGTAGGTAGTGAAGGGATGAATGCTAGATGCTGTGGCAGGTTGTCCATCTTATGCGGTGCGTAGAACTCATTGTAAAGCCATCCCTTGGACGGATTGCAAGTGAGTAACATCTTTGGTGGCAAGTCATATTCGCGTAGCTTAAAACGAATGCGGGACTGGAGTATGTCTATTGCCCGTTTGCTAACCTGCGCGGCTTCATCTACGTAGGCATCGGTCAACTCAAGACCTCCAAGCGAATGAAATTCAGGGTCTGATGGATAAGCAAACAAGTCCTTTAGTATTATCTCACTACCGTTTGCAAACGTAATGACGTGCGTTTGATTATTGATTGTGTAATGTTCGTTAGGTGCTAACCCTAACATGTGCGCTACCTCAAAAAAAGTCTTTAATGTAGTCTTCTTTAACGTGTCAAGTTTACTTCGACCTATCAGACCACGTGTTCCTGGATACTTGAACCTGCGGCTTATTTGCCATGCACATCCGATGAAAGATTTTGAGCCGCCTGCCGCACCACCGAATAGCACTACACGTGCCGGGTGTGAATTACCCAGCACACGCAATGCTTCTTTTTGTTTCGGTAGGTACTCAATCATTAGAATGGCAAATCACCTGTGCCTTGTGAATCATCCACCTCTTCACGCTTTACAAGTGGCTCACTCATCTTACCTGAAAAGAACTTACCATTCTTGCCTTCTTTAACCCACGCAGCCAGGCGCATCTTCTTTCCATTGACCATAATCTCACCCGTGTATTCAGGTGCATTGTTGGTTGTCTTGTTGTTCTTGAATAGGGTGAACTGTCCCTCTTGCATTTGATAGTTACTCATTGTATTAATTGTTTATGATTCCGATGTCTTCAATCATTAGACTGATTGTGGTCTTGCCGTTAAAGTCTGTTGTTTCCACTACTTCAAAAGGTTCGTGGTCTATGCTATGCCCATTGATAAAACCAATGTACACCTCGACATTATCCGGGTACTGCGCAAGCTTATCCCACAATTCACCAATAGTCATAGTTTATATTCATCTTTGTCCGTAAGCAAATGTAACTCTTCAAAGATAAGACGCATTGCTGTATTGTCATGCATGGATGGTCGCATACTTCGCTTAGCTGTTAGCAAGAATA